GTTCTAAGGTGTAAGGAACAGGCATCAGTCTTTCAATACTAAAAGCATTGCCTTGACGTGCTTCGTATTCTTGTGTGTCTTCATTATAAAAACGTTGACGGATATTCATTTTACCAACGAAGTCAGGTTGCTGTACGCGATCTCGATCGTAGGTAATATTGTTAATATAAGCGGTCATAGCAGGCACAGTAGGCATGGCATTCTCGCTCATGTTATTGATAATAGCAGCTACTTGACGACTGCCATCACCGTAGTAAACAGGCACACGTTGTAGAGTAGTATTACCTACACGGTCTTGTCCGTATTCGACCTGGAATCCAGAAAGCATGCGAATGAACTGTGCGAGGAATCGCTCAATTTGAGCATCATAAAAATACTGCTGAAGTGCCGCCATAATTAATTATCCGCCGAAGGTCTTAATGCATCACTTAAACTTTGACGTTGATAAGTGACATTTGCATAAATTGTATATTCTAATACGTCATTGGTATTTAATGCTGTAGATACCGTAAATGATATATTTCCTGCTGTGTTAGCAATAGTATTGGTAATGATCTTGCTGTTTAGTTTTGTTTTTACACCATACGTACTTTTGTATGTGGTCTTAGTAATAACTTGTTTGGAACTTAATGTAAATGTTTTAGTTTGCGCACTTGCATTTGTAGTATATGGACTAGCAACTTTGATCGCGTCCCAGGCCAATGCGTTAGCATAGTTAGCATCTGTGTTATTAATAAAGCCGCTACGTTGGGTAGTATTAGTAGCACCTGGAGTAAGATTAGTACGTAATCCATCTTCAATTTTAACCCAACGGCGACTATCATAACGGAATAATCTATTAGGTACATAATCTAAACGTAGATAGTAATCGCCGGTCACTGGACTTGTCGGGAACGCTATACCAGCGGCTACTGTGGCACCGTTTGGAGGGAATGCGTCACTGGTCAAGTAACCTTTGACTTTATCACTTGGGCTTACTGTGCTAGAACTTGAATATGTGTTGCTTGAAACGTTAGCATTTGAGCTAGCAGTCACACCTAATGGATCTCCAGGTTGACCATCTTGAGTGACTGGAGCCGTATATAGATTAGTGATATCATACCCACTCTTAGGAACATCACTTTCTGCACGGGCAACGATAGCATCGTTGATATCAATATATTTGTTATAGGTACTTAATACCTGACTTAGTGTGTTGGTAGTATTATCACCAGCTGTGATATTATTAAGTATGTCTTTGTATTCTTGGCTGTCTACCAATGGTTGTAGTTTAACACGCCATAGATGTGGATACCAAGTTGGCGCAAATCCTTCCGCAGCACGTGTAGCATCATTGACTACGTAATATCTTTTAAGTGCAGCCGGTACTGTATCATCTAACGGATAGTAGTCTTTTAAGTTTGGTAGTTCCATGACATCACCTACCATCAACTTACGTCCAATCATGTCTACCATGTCATTTAAATGGAACACGGCAAACATAGTATCACCAGTTAAGAATAACCCAAACTGTGTTAGATCAAAGTCATTGTCATTTAGGCGATAGATAGTTCGCATGGTATAGATACTGGTATCATACTTGCGATCACGATTTTCTAAGAACAATAGATCTTGGATGCTAGTAACGCCAGTGGTACCTGGTTCAGTATTACTAGTAAATGGTTGATCTATTGGGCCAAGATACTTGTGGATATTAACATCAACTCCACCAACGGTGAACATCTCACTCATGCGTTGGTCGAAGAACTTGTAATCGTTGCCCTTGTTTGGTCTCCAAAGTGACAGTCTTGGCATTATATATTCCTAATTATCTAGTATTTATCGACATTGACAGCTAGCCCAAATGATGTTATACTGTATTATGACTGAAATTAATCACAGCTTAGAATGGGCACAAATACAAATTGACTTAGAACGCCCAGCTAAAAAACTCAAACGATACAGTAATGACATGTTACAGATAAGTACCAATATTGGTAGATTGGTTAAGAATTTAAGCGAAGAAGAAATTAATTGCCGTAGACAGGGTCGTCAGACCCGCAAACACCAAGAGCTATTGACAAAAATCAATGGAGAAATTAACATGTATGAGCAGATGCTTACATTTGGTGTGCTATTAAATGGTTGATTTAGTTAAATATCTATCATATAATGTAGATTACAAGAGAGGATACTATGGCAATTAAGATTGATGGAATGAAGAAAAAGGTTAAAACCAAAGATAATAATTTTGCAGATGAGAAATATACAGGCTCAGAACCAATCTGGGATTATGACCGTGCTTTAACTTTTTCAAATGAAGACTTTGACCATCATCTACGCCAAAGTTTCCGTTACTATAATTACTATTACAGCACCAAAGATCTTAAAAAATATGTTGTAGCATGGTTGCGTCAACATCAAGGTAGTGAAGGGTTACACAAGTTAGATAAAACTACTATTGATCGTTATCAACGCTCAGCAGATTGCCTAACACCATTCACTGTTTGTGCCCTAATCAAAGCACATGAGCGTGGCATGCCTTTGCGTGATCGTCATGTAGAATATATCCTAGAAGCGGTTAAGAAAGTATTGACTCTAAAAGCAGACAACGATGAAGATTTTGAAGAAACGCCAGAAGTAAAGAAAGCAGAAGTCTATATTCCAACGATACAAGATCGCATGAGCGAAGTAGCTAAGAAGCATATCTTATATTTTGAAATGCTTGAGGATGTTCTATACACAGGTGAAACTGTAGATCCCAAGGCCTACGAATATCTAACAAAAAACAATGTACCACAGGTATTAATAGGTAAGATATCAGCAGTGTTTGAACCACGTTGTGCTGAAGTGCGTGAAGCACGCACAACCAAAGATGAAGATCTTAAAGAAGCCTACAGTTACATGAAAGCCGCAGATTATAAACGTTATGATGCTTTTTATGACAAACTGTTTGCTGACTTAACTGCTTACAATCAAACTAAGAAGGCAACTAAAAAAGCCGCAGTACGTAAGCCGCCAGCTAAAGAAAAACTAGTTAAGAACTTAAAATATCTTAAACAAGACGCTGCGCTTAAAATAGTAAGTATCAATCCTGTAGACATCGTTGGTGCTGAACAATTATGGGTCTACAATGTTAAGAATCGTAAACTAGGTCGTTATGTAGCAGAAGACCAAGGTGGAGTGCTTGGTGTTAAAGGCACAACTATCACGGGCTTTAACGAAAGCAAGAGCACACAAAAAACCCTGCGTAAACCAGAAGAACAGGTCAAAGCATTCCTAGCCAGTAATAAAGTAGAACTACGTAAGTTTTTAGAAAACATCAAGACTACAGAAATTAAACTCAACGGACGTATCAACGCTGATACTATCCTACTTAAAGTAATCTAATCACCTCAAGGTAGCGTAAAGCCTAACTTATCCTGTTGTCGGCAATAAATACAAGATAACAGGATAATTTAAATGGCCGAACTACCAGCAAATGTCACAGCAACTACAGGGTTAACAACTACACTAAGTGTACAGACCAAAAGTCTATATAGTAATGTCACTGGCACTGGTGCTGGACATATTGCTTTTGATTCAAACATAACAGATCAATTAGCTACACTAGCAAAACAACAAAGTGATATAGTTGATTATATCCGACTGCGTTTAGGTTTTGGTATGATCGATGTTGAAGCTGACAAAGAACATTTTGACATGGGGATTAAACAAGCACTTATCCGTTATCGTCAACGCAGCAGTAACTCGGTAGAAGAAAGCTATGTGTTCTTAGATGTGTATCCAGAAACACAAGAATACATACTACCTAATTACATCGTTGACGTTAAACAGGTATACCGTCGCGGTATTGGTAGTGTCACAGGTACTACTGCTAGTCAATTTGAACCATTTGCAAGCGGATATTTAAACACATATATGTTAGTGGCCGGACGTGTTGGTGGTCTAGCCAGCTATGAATTGTTTACCCAATATCAAGAACAAGCAATGAAAATGTTTGGTGGATTCATGAACTTTACTTGGAACAAAGTTACTAAGAAATTAACTTTGGTTCGCAAGATTCCATATGGCGGTATCCAAGGTGCGGACATAGTAAAAGAAAGTGTACTACTATGGACTTATAATTATAAACCAGATATCGTTCTATTAAATGATCCCCAGGCTTTCCCCTGGATCCAAGACTATGCTTATGCACTAACTTCAATCAGCATTGGTCAAGCACGTGAAAAATTTGCTACGATCGCAGGCCCACAGGGTGGAACTACTTTAAACGGTACAGCACTCAAACAAGAAGGACAGGCACTACTAGATAAACTTGATGAAGACATCAAGAATTATGTAGATGGCGGCCAACCAATGTGGTGGATAACCGGCTAAAAAGTCTAGACACTAGACAAAAACTCCCGTATAATAAACATATACAGGAGTTTTTTAATGGCTAAAATTATCGCAATTTGCGGGTTCATTGGTAGTGGTAAAGACACCGTCGCTGATTATTTGGTTAACATACACGGATTCCGTCGTGAAAGCTTCGCTAACAGTCTGAAAGATAGTGTATCCGCAGTGTTCGGCTGGGATCGTGACATGTTAGAAGGTCGCAGTAAACAAAGTCGTGAATGGCGTGAGCAAGTAGATCCGTTTTGGTCGGCTCGTTTAAAAATGCCTAAACTAACTCCACGCTGGGTCCTACAATATTGGGGAACAGAAGTAGTCCGCAAAGGATTCCATGATGACATGTGGGTAGCTAGTCTAGAAAATAGATTACGCAAATCAACAGATGATATCGTCATCACAGATTGCCGTTTCCCTAACGAAATCAAAGCAGTTAAGCGTATTGGTGGTCAAATTGTGTGTGTCACTCGCGGCCCAAAACCCACGTGGTATGATGATGCCAAGAGCATGAACAAAGGCCCTGGTCGTAATATGTCGTGGGCCTTGAGTAAACATCGCATTGAAGAATTAGGGATCCATGCCAGTGAAACAGCCTGGGTGGGTCAAAAGTTTGATATAATATTAGATAACAACGGAACACTAGGTGAATTATACAATCAAATTGAGCCCTTACTTAAAAATCAGGAACAAGATCACCTTGACGCCAGCCCAGTCCCTCTTTAGCAATCTCATATTGACAGTTAGCACAAACAGTTTTTAAATTAAGTTGGGTATTGTTATTTAGATTGCCATCAACATAATAGACAAATAACTGTTCTTTATACTTTGCCTTAAAGCCACACTTTTCACAGTGTGGTTTCTTTTTGTAGCCTATCTTGTGCCAGCTTGGAACAGGAACAGGTAACTTTTTTTTCTTACGGATGCACGTGTCACAGCGACTTCTATAGTAAGTACGACCATGCATCTTGTAGTTAACTGCAACCGGCTTTTTACCACAGATTTGACATATTTTACGGTATTCCATATACCTATTTAGCTTACAGCAGTGGATGAACCTTTCAAAGGGCACCTAATACCACTAATTCTATCAAATAATTATAAATAGTTTAAAGTAACCTATTTAGAGGAACAAATACTATGGCACTTATATCACCTGGAGTACAAGTAACGGTAACAGACGAAAGTCAATATACCCCAACCGCAGCGGGTTCAATCGCTTACGTCCTGCTTGCTACAGCCCAAGACAAAATAAATCCAAGCGGTACATTAGCTACTTACACAACAGCAGCTAACGCTAACAAATTATTTAATATTACTAGCCAACGAGATCTAGTATCAAAATACGGTAAGATTGAATTTGAAGTTGATTCTGCAGGTAATCCATTGCATGGTGATGAGCGTAACGAATACGGCTTATTAGCTGCTTATAGCGCACTTGGTGTTAGTAATCAGATTTATGTACAACGTGCAGACGTTGATCTAGCACAACTAACAGGATCAAGCATCCGCCCAACAGGCACACCAACAGATGGCACTTATTGGCTAGATGTAAGTTCTAGTGGTACTAATTGGGGCATATATGAGTGGAACGAAGATGGAACGACATTCACACTACAAACTCCAAGAGTTATTACAAGTTCAACACAGGTAAGTGGCACAGTACCTATTAGTTCAGTGGGTACGATTGGAGAGTATGCTGTAGTTACTACTAGCAGTTCAAATCCAGTTTATTATAAAGGTTATGATAATGTATGGGCATTGGTTGGTAGCGATGATTGGAAAGATAGAGTTCCTGTTATCACAGGTGTTATTGCTAACCCAGCTAACTTGGCCATCGGTCAAAAAATGCGCCTAAATGGCACAAACGTTACATTAACAGGCTCAACAGTTACATCAACAGCCAGCGATATCAACAGTGCTGCTATCACTGGTGTTAGTGCTAGAGCAAACAGTTCGGGTCAGATTGAAATTTTTGCTGACAGCCTAGCTGCAAGCACAGGTAATATTTCTCTAGCAGACGGCAAATTAAAAATTGAAAAAGGTGGTACTAACGGCATTGGTGGTACAGACTGCTCAATGCGTTTAGGTATCTTTAATGCCACAGGTGATTCAGGCAATACAAAAACATTACTTGGTCCAACAGTGGCATTTGACAGTTATAGAAATGCTCCAGCTTGGAGAGAGTCAGATACATATCCTCGTCCATACGGTTCAGTATGGTTTAAAACTTCATCAACTGGCAACGGTGCAAACTGGGGTATTAAAGAGTATGATGCTAATCTAGATTCATTCGTGCTACAAGCCGCTCCATTATATGCAAGTGACAATGCTGCGATCTACGGATTAAGTCCAGTAGCTGGTGGCGGTGACCTAGCAGTGGGTACATTATATGTTCAATATGACACATTAGGTACAACTACTGGTACATTTAAATTATATCGCAAAAATACAGCAGGCGTAGTTAAAGTTACAGGTACAGTAGCAGGTGGGTCAGCGGTGTATACAACCAGTGATAGCTTTACCATGGAAGTTAGTGTTCCTGGTTCAAGTACAACACAAAGTGCAACAATTACAACAATTGGAACTACAGCTACTACTTTAGTTGCTAAGATTTTAGCTGCTAATTTACCTAATATAGTTGCTGCGATCGAATCTAGCGGTGCTATCAGTATTAGTCATCTAGCTGGCGGCACTATTAAATTTACCTACGGTACAGGTACTCCATTGACTACAGCTGGTATCATTAGCGATAATCTTATCCAAGTAATTTCAGCAGGTAGTGTATATCTAGCTAGTCCATTTAAAGCTCTAACATACACATACTCAACAACTGCACCATACAGTAATCCAACAGATGGTACACTATGGTATTACAATACTGCATTAGAAGTTGACATCATGATCAATGATGGCAGTGGTTTTAAAGGTTATCAAAACGTGGTCAACGACTCACGTGGCTATGACTTATCAGCTACAGATCCAGATGGTCCTATACTAGCAGCCGCAGAACCAACAGAACAAAGTGGTGGCGGACAACTAGTAGCGGGCGATATATGGATTGACACTGGTGATTTAGAAAACTATCCAAAGATCTATCGTTACAATGGCACAGCGTTTGAATTAATTGATAACACTGACCAAGTAACTACAGATGGTATCTTATTTGCAGATGCACGTTGGGCCACAAATGGTACAACAGATCCAATCGTTGATGATACTCCGGCTATTACTGATCTATTAACCAGTGATTACTTAGATTACGATGCACCAGACTATCGTTTATATGCTCGTGGTACATTGTTGTTTAATACACGTCGCAGTGGTTATAATGTTAAATCATTTAACAGCACAGCATTATCAGCTGATCCAACTCCAGCTAGTGTAGTTGCAGCATGGGTGAGTGCAAGTGGTAATGATACAGACGGTGTTCCATATATGGGTCACAAAGCACAACGTAATGTTGTTGTTGAAGCTCTTAAAGCTGCGATCGAATCAAGCACAGCATTACGTGAAGAACAAACACAGTTCAACTTAATTGCTTGCCCAGGTTATCCAGAGCTAATCAGTAACATGATTACACTTAACAATGATCGTAAACAAACAGCGTTTATCATTGGTGATAGCCCATTGGCATTAAATTCAAGCGATATCCAAACTTGGATACAAAATACTAACCTAGCATTAGACAACGGTGCCAACGGCTTAGTTAGCCGTAGTGAATACTTAGGTGTTTACTACCCAAGTGGTTACGGCACTGACCTAGCAGGTGAAAGTGTTGTTGTTCCAGCATCACACATGATGTTACGTACAATGATCCGTAGCGATAACATTAGCTATCCATGGTTTGCACCAGCTGGCGTACGTCGTGGATTGATTGACAATGCTACAAGTATTGGTTATATTGACGTTACTGACAGTAACTTGTTTAAATCAATTGGAGTAACAGTTGGTCTACGTGATACACTATATGCTGATAATGTCAACCCATTGACAGTGCTTCCAGGGGTTGGTCTAGTAGCATACGGTCAAAAGACACGTGCTAGTATGACAAGTGCGATGGATCGTATTAATGTATCAAGACTAGTGGCTTACTTACGTTTAGTATTAGACAAAGTTGCTCGTCCGTTCATATTTGAACCAAATGATACCATCACACGTAACCAAGTTAAACAAGCATTTGAAAGTGTACTAAATGACCTAGTCGCTAAACGTGGTTTATATGACTACTTGGTAGTCTGTGATACAACAAACAACACACCAGATCGCATTGATCGCAATGAATTGTATGTTGATATCGCTATCAAACCAGTTAAAGCGATCGAGTTTGTTTATATTCCGGTAAGAATTGTCAACACTGGTGCAGCTTTAACAATAGCATAATATACGCAGTTAATGGGAGTGGCAACACTCCCTTAACTCAATTGAAAAACAGCTAAATACTATAAAGTATTAAAAGGAAAATAAGATGGCAACATCATCATTAAGTAAATTTACAGTACCGTTATCAACAAACCAAAGTGCAACAGCACAAGGTTTGTTAATGCCTAAACTCAAGTTCCGCTTTCGCGTGACATTTGAGAACTTTGGTGTTAGCCAACCAACGACTGAGTTGACAAAACAAGTTATTGATTTTACTCGTCCTAAACTAAGTTTTGAAGAAATCGTTATCCCAATTTACAACAGCAAAGTATATCTTGCTGGTAAACCAACTTGGGAAACTGTTACTTGCACACTACGTGATGATGCAGGTAATGAAGTTACTAAACGTGTTGGCGAACAATTACAGAAACAATTTGACTTTATGGAACAAGCTAGTGCGAGTTCAGGTATTGACTATAAATTCCTTACACGCTTTGAAGTACTTGATGGTGGAAATGGCGCTAGCGAAGCGTCAGTTCTTGAAACTTGGGAAATGTATGGTTGCTATCTATCAAACACTGATTATGCTGACGCTAATTATGCTACAAATGATCCAATGACAGTAGCATTAACTATCCGCTATGACAATGCTATCCAAACTCCAAATGGTACAGGAATTGGCACAGCAGTTGGTCGTACTCTTGGCACTACAATCACTGGGTAATCCAGACGAAACTCCTCAAAGCCCGGTTAAAATCCGGGCTTTTTTATCTCGATAAATAATATAAATGGATATGAAACATGGCTGGCTTCTTTAATCAGTTCCTAAAACAAATAGCTACCGGTGATGAAATACATGACTGGCAACATGCCTCACGTACTTTCGTTGACAGCTTATATAGACTAAGTCCTAAGATAGGCACGGTATATCATGTGTTTATGGATCTGAATCCTGTGGTATCTCAGGTAGATCAGAACGAACAAATTGAAATAGGTATGATGGCCAAAAGTGTAGCACTACCGAGATTCTCGGTGACTACAAAAACATACAATGCCTACAATCGCAAAAACATAGCGCAAGAAAAAATTAATTACGATCCATTGTCAATTACTTTCCATGATGATTCATCTGATGTAGTACGAAATTTTTGGTATGGCTACTACGCATACTATTATAGAGATGCTGACCATCAAGAAACGATATACAATCAAGATCACAAATATAACAAACGCCAAGAACAGAATTGGGGGTTCACTCCGTTAAGCAACAATGGTACACAAAACTATATTAACGCTATTAGAATTTATAGTTTACATCAAAAAGAATTTAGTAGTTATACCTTAATCCGACCTACGATTACTAGTTTCCAACATGGACAACATACTGCTGGAGAATACACTCCGATGGAACATACTATGACGGTGGCCTACGAAGCTGTTCAATATGCTACAGGGCAAGTTAGCAATGGTACCGTCATTGGATTTAATACTATACACTACGATCATAGTGCTAGTCCACTTACTTCATTAGGCGGTGGCACTACCAGCATATTAGGCCCGGGTGGTTTAGTTGAGGGTGCCGGTGACGTAATCACTAATTTACAAAATGGTAATTTTATTGGCGCAGCTCTTGGCGGATTCCGCACTGCCAACAACTTTAAAAATACAAATCTTAAAACAGTGGCTGGGGCTGAGCTAGTTCAACTAGGTAAAAATATCCTGTCAGGGCAAAATCCACTTAGCACAGTGTTTGTTCCTACAGCAGGATCGATCAATCAAGGTATAGCCAAAGCAGTTAACGGGATTCCAGGCGGCAGTATTGGAACTAATATGAATAGTCAAAATGCACAAATTCCCTCAAGCAACCAAGGAACTTCATTCCTCCCATAAGGATGTCAAATGGCAATTAACGGTAACCTACCCCCAAATAATAACGTAAATTCTACTACAGAATATTTTAATAACTATTTCTCAGAAAGATTTACTACCAGCCCAAACATCAATGATGCTGTTATAGGATATTTCCAATCAGTGACCGGTGATGTAGATTCTGGAAAAGCATTGGCCGCTACAGTGATCTATACTGCCCTTAGCCAAGGACTAGAACCAATGGCATTGGTAGATGAGTTTAAAAAATTAAAAGCAGGACGAAGAGTAGAAGTTAAAACACCAATACTATCTAATTCGGTGATAGACTCTTATACAACATACGATCAAATTGTTGCTCATAAAAATGAATACCCAGTAGGACAATTATTTTATGTGCCAGCGAATAGTACATTTTATAGATCCTATTATGCTGAGATTCCTGTAGATCAACCGTTGGTCATACAAACAACATTTGATAATCCAAATTTTGATGCTAATACTATTAGTATTCAACAACAACAGATACTCATGGGACAACCTCAGCTTGATACAGTATATCCTGACGTTGCTCCTAGTTATGTAGATGCTGATGTCCCATTTTATGCTGCAGATGATATTGCTGTTGAGAATACAATCGTAGGTAATGTTGAAATACTGACTGGAAATGCTTTTGTTGATACAACCTATACTACTCCTGTAGAATATACTATTCCGTCAGATTTAATAAATCCCAATGATTATATAGTAAAAACATATCTCGACCAATCTATCAAAATAGAAGCAATACAAGGATATAAGCGTGAAACAGTCAGCTTAGGCAACGGTCAATACGATTATAATTATTTTTATATATCATATACACAAGAACAAGATGAACTTACTCCTTATCTGACAGTATTATTAAATCAAAATCGTGTAAATACCAGTTTGCTTGGTATCAGTAATACTCCTGCGGTCAACAAATACGTCCAGCGTGCGATACTAGCATAAAATGAGCAAATACGCCAGCGGCAAATATCAAGTAAAGAACCCAGAAAAATATATGGGTAAACGTCTACCAAGCTATCGCAGCAGTTGGGAATTTACTTTTATGAGCTTTTGTGATAATAATCCAGCCGTGATAAATTGGGTCAGTGAAGGTGTTAAAATCCCTTACTTTAATCCTGTTAGCGGTAAACAAACAGTATATGTGCCAGATTTTATTGTAGTGTATATAGATGCAAACCAACGTAAACACACAGAACTAGTAGAAATTAAACCTAGTAAAGAAGCCACGATGGAAAGTGCTCGTAGCTATCGTGACAAACTCATGGTAGCGATGAATATGGCAAAATGGGCAGCCGCTGATAGTTGGGCACGAGCTAATGGTATGCGCTTCAGAGTAGTTACAGAATTTGATATCTTCAAAAACCAAAAGCGATAGTTTTAAACTCATAAGTATTTTATATTGAAAAAATACTTACCTTATCTTGACATCATGATACAATACGCTTGCAACCTTAGTTGTCGTGGGTGCATCACCATGACTGATTACATGCGCAAAGGTAGTGTTAGTATCGATAAAGGTAAACTTTGGTTAGAAGAGTGGAGCGATCAACTTGACATTGGCACTATTTGTCTATTTGGGGGCGAGCCATTGATGAACAAAGATATCACTAGTTGGATTCGACAGACCCGTAAATATTTTCCAAATAGTCAGATAAAAATTATTTCCAATGGGACCTATTTAAAAAATAAAAATATTTTACCAGAATTATTTTCTGTAGGCAATGTAGTATATCAGATCAGCCTCCATTGGAGAGAAGGTCCAAAATTTGAAGAGATTAAAAAACAATTACTTAGTCAGATGCAGAAATATGAAAGTTGGACTACAGTAAAATTCGACAGAAAAGAAATTATCTATGCATTTTCACATGGGACAGTGTCGGTTCAACTAGCAGTTTTTGGAGAATTTATACAACCATATCAAGGTCATGGAAATTCAATGAAACCATGGGCTAGTGATGATATTAATGCTAGTTATAATATTTGTGGAAGCCCCAGGAATCCAATATTATATAACAATAGGATATTTAAATGCGGCCCTATTGCCAATTTAAAAGATACATTGATATTACATGATTTAGAAAAAGACCCAGCTTGGCAAACATATTTAAATTATAAAGGATTTGGGGCGGGTGACGATCTGACAGAATTAATAGATAATTTTGACAAGCCTCATAGTATATGTAGTATGTGTAGTAAACATAAAGAACAAGCAGAAGTACAGCATTATCAAAGTGAAAATGTACTAGAGAAAAAAGAAATAGTATGGCAAAATTAATAACAGCTGGCTGCGGAATAAGTCAACAGAGTTTTGACAAGTGGCCAACTTGGCCAAAATTTTGTGCATTAACGCATCACTGTGATCATATAAATGTAGGCGGCCCCGCAAGCGGAAATGAACATATTGCTCGGAGTATATGTCGTGTGATATACGAAACAGAAGTTGCCTGCGTTATAGTAGCATGGACAAATCATAATAAGTTAGATGTATATGTAGAAGATTTTTCCAAACATTTACAAATAAAAAATTTCCCCACTAGAAATTTTCTTATAAATTATCTAGGAAAAATAGTAGAAGCACCAGGGTGGTGGCCAAGTAGTGTTAGTGACGATAATCTATTTAAAAAACTTTATAAAGAAACAATAGAATCAGAAACTTATTATTTTATTAGAACGTTAGAGAGCATATTAGCTGTACAAAATTTGTGTAAATTAAAATCTATACCTTGTCATATGTTTTTTGGATATGAATTTGATTTTAGCTTTATAAATAAATCCCCTGAATTAAAATACCTATATGATGCTATAGATTGGGCACAATTTGTCAGCCTAGATCCGTTAGAAAACAATTTTGAAAAATCAGATTGGTTTAAGTATAATACTAGTCAGCAACACGGCATGATACCAGTGGCAGGATGGCAATATGAATTTTATACAAGACAAATTATACCTCTATTAGATCAATATTATAAACAAAAAGATTTAACAAAATTTCAACATTTAGAAAAAGAGATATTGTTAATCACACAAGATCGATTTGAAAAAGGAATATCATGAATTTTCAAATTTTTCTAAGAAAGAATAATCTCCCATCTGCGATTATAGCGATCGAATTACTAAAAGATGAGCATATGATTCATTATGATCATTTCTCAATGATTGAGAATGAAATCAAAAAAACATTTGCAATAGAACCTAGTGTATATGATCAATATACATTAAAAATATCTAGGCATGAATTAGATTTATATCAAACTGATAAAATGATACATGATAGTCACGTTATAGTAGATAAAATTGTCTTAGATGATTTTTGGACCATAGATGATAAAAACCATTGGTCCAAAACTATATATGATCCCGAATACGTTGCACATCTTAAAGATAAAGAAGTTACCTGGGAATTAAGTAAAGACCTGCATAATAATATTTTGTATTTTAACGGTAGTTTAGATTATAAAATTAGTATACCTATTAGAGGAATGTTTTTTAAATGATAGTTTACCTCGGAATGCCTCGATGTGCTAGCACTTGGCTATATGACAATTTAAAACACATTGAACCAAATGGAGCAACAGTTAAAGAAACCCACCATTTTTATAAATCCCCTGTTGATCTTAAAGACTATTGTAAAACTAATATATTAGATTTTTCTACTAATAATTGGAGCATGGATGGTACTGTAGTAAAAGAAATTGATCCATTGGTGAGTAATTATATTTTAATCATACGAGATCCAGTCGAGTTAACTATGTCATATAGAAGCTTATTTGACATATCGCAGCCGTTAGATGAGTTTACCTATTCATTGATTTTAAACAAAATGCTTTGTTATGGAGATATCATTGAAAGATGGTATAAGTTAGTAGACCCAAATAAAATATTAATTTATAGATATAGTGACTTATTAGCAAATAATGAAGAATTTCTGGCATCAATTACTAAACAACTTCATATACCATTGGCATCTATGTCCGATAAAATGCTTAAAACTAACAGAACAAACAACTATGTTCAACCAATGGATCAGGAAACAATCAAGCTCTTGCAATGTAAGATCATACTACAGCAACAAATTGAAAAATTTGAAAAAATTACCAATATACCAACTAATTTTTCAATAAATAATTTACTATGACACAAAAACTAGAATCGCTATTTAACCTACCACCTGCTGACTCTACTACCCCAGAAGAAGCCAAATCCAACATTGAAGAAAATCGTGCTATCATCAAAGAAGTTGATCTAGCCATTGATAAAATTGATGCGGCCTTGCCCTTTGTCAATGACCTAGATATCAGCGATAAAGAGCTAGATGATCTCAGCGATCTTGCTAAAGAAAAATTCCAGGACCTAATTGATCTAGGCATGAACGTCGAAGCACGCTTCAGCGGACATATCCTGGCCACAGCAGGCACCTTATTAGGACACGCTATTACAGCCAAGCAAGCTAAGCTGGATAAGAAGCTACGTATGGTCGATTTACAGCTAAAAAAGGCTCGTTTAGACCAACAAAATAGCAAAAACGATGGTGAAAAACTAGTAGATGCCGCCGACGGTCGGGGGGTAGTGTTAGACCGTAATGAGCTATTAAGACAGATCCTAGGCGAAAAACCCAAGGACTAAATTGTCCAATCAAGATAAATAACAAATATAGGACACAACCGTATGAAAAACTTTTTAAACTATTTAGAACAAAGCCAAAAAACCTACGAATTCCGTATTAAGATCGCTAATACTGATCCAGCAGAAAAATTCACTGCCTTAGAGTCAGCATTAAACGCCTACGGTTTAGAAAGCCTTAGCAAGCCAAAACGCTTGCCACTTAAAGAAAGTGACGTTGACTTTCCTAATCACGGTACTGTAGAATTGCATCTAATGGATGCTGTACTAACATATCCATGCAATGAGTATCAAATACGCACGATTATCGCAGAACGTGCAGGTATCGCGCAGGCTAATATTGTTGTAGTTCCTAAAAATCATCCTGAAGAGCAACGTCGCTGGAACGAAAACGACACTAGTGATATCAAAGAATACAAAAAAGGTGAAGCTGTATTAGATAAGCCATATGAAGACAATCCAGAAGCTAAAAAAGCTGGTGATGCTTATGCTAGTTTCAATAGCATCCTTAAAGAATTAACTGAGATCAAGTTAGCTGAAGCAGAAGGCGGTAAGACACCAGAAGCTAAAACAACTAATGATCTACCTGTAGGTGAAAAGAGCCCTGTAGGCAGTAATCAAAATAAAATACCTAAAGCGAAAAAATAATGAGTAACGGCATCTACGATATCTTAGGCAAGCTCAATGGATTACAACCAAAAGATAATCCTGTGAGCATGTCTGCTGAGCCTGTATACGAAAGCATAGATCCTCAAGATATCACTCCTGCTGTTAATAGTTTAGAAGAAAAATATCAAAACTTTTTGATTGAAGAAACCGCTAAGAAATCTCAAGCTCAAAAAGATGCAGATATTTCTAGAGGCGAGCCAGAGATTGTTAAACTATTAAACAAAGCAAGACTAGAACGACCTGCGGCGGCCAGCGACACAGAAGCACTGGCATATCAGATGGTGAAAGCAAATAAAGAATTAGAAAAAGCAACAGCGGCCAATGACGAACAAGAAAAGAAAATAGCTGATCTACAGGCTAAGGTTAGTGCAGCAACAACAGCACCACCAACCGTCGAGCCAACGGTGCTAAAACCAACCCCATCAGCGATTCCTCCTGTGGCACCAACAACAGCTCCAGCACAGGCCCAAGTAGAACCAACTGTAGATAGATTAGCAACACTGGCAAGAGAACCAGCAACTGCTACAACTCCAGCACAAAAATCTGCAGATGTTGTTAACTTTCCAAAAACTACAGCACAACCAGCAGTGACTAACCCTGCGAGAACATACAAATCAGCAGGCGAGAAAAAACCAGCAGTTGGTGGTAAAGTTGCTCCAAGCGATGTTACTGTTCCAGATGTCGCTGTTCCAGATGTCGCTATTCCTGATGAGCTTGCTCAAGCAAGAGCGGCAAGAGCTGCTAAATTAAAACCAGCAGATGTTGGTGGGTTTGCACCTATTGGGCAAGCAGTTGGACAACAATTTGATACAAAACAAGAGAATAAACTTATGAAAGATATGTTAAAAGAAAGTATAGAAATGCTAAGAGAATATAAAGAAGGTTCTCCAGAGTTGGGTATCTATAACTACAATGACATGCTGAAAAAATTCCAATCAGGTCAACAAAGAGTTACATTAAATTTTGGTACTAGTAAACCACCACTTACACTTTATGATTATCAAGCGTATGGATTGCTAGCAGTTCTAGGCAGTGATCAGGATCAAGAACGTAAAGTACAAAACATTGAAACTACGATGTCTAATTATGATGCTGTAGTTCAAATGTTGATGACCCCAAAAGTAAAAAAATATATTAGTTTATTCCCAGAATTTGCCTCAAAGAGTCCAGTGTTTAAAGCACGTGCCAGCATTGAAAAAGGGAGTAAGTTTAAGTTAAGTGCACCAGATCCAAAAAAAGGATTCCAGGATAACAATTATAATCCTAAAACAGATCCAAATTCACCAGAATATGATCCAAAATATCCAGTGCAACCACATCCTTATCAACAAGGCGATGGCCAATTAGAAGAAAATTTAGGAAACGATAACATGCAAGAAAATGTCAAAACTAACAGCATCTTAGAAGGTGTTCGCCAAGTTGAAATCAAGAAACTAA